GATAGTTCGCCGTATGCAGCACCTTCAAAGTTGCCACAAATTCGGCCTGCCACTCCGCGCCGGTTGCACCATTCAAGGTGGCCCCGGTGCCGCGAGTGCCGCGCTTCGGATGAGTCCGCAGGCCGTAAAGCTGCGCACCGCCGACCACTATTTTCGCGTTGCCATCCAGAGCATGAGTTTCAAGCTGCTCGGCAATCTTGAACATCGCGTTCCGGCTTGCTGCCGGGTCCAGAGCCATGCCCTCAGTGCTCGCCGACTCAACCTGACGCCAGCCGAAGCTATACGTGCTGTCGAGGATCGGCAGAGGGGTGCCGTGGTATTCGATCACCGGCTGATCAGTCGGCGCCTTCGAACGGCCATCAATCGACACGTTGACGTTGCCCGAGTCGCTGATGGTCTGGAAGTGGTGCACCAGCTTGCCGATGGGCATGGCTACGGAAACCGATGCCGCAAGATCGTTGAACACGGCCATAACGGCGCGCTGTACTTCGATGCCTTCGCGATCCCACTCGCCCCAAACATCCTTCGGCAAGGTCGAAGCATTGCCGACCAGCATGGCGGGGTGCGCCTCTGCCAGTTGCTTTTGCCGCGCGTTGAATGCGCGACGATTAGCAAGCACAAAGTCTTGCTGCTGTTTTGTGAAACGTAGCATTCTACCCGCCCCCCTTACGAAGTTTTCGTTCCGCCAGCGGCGATGATCACGTCGGCCAGATCGCCAGCGCCGTGAGCGCCCGCAGTCCCGTCGAAGTAAGCCACTGTCACGTCACCAACCGCAGCAACCTTGGTCAGATAACCCGATGCCGCGATGGTCAGTTTGTCGCCCTTGGCATACGTCGCCGATGCCATGCGCGCTTGGTAGACTTCACCGGGCAGAGCATCGAACGCCACGCCGGTGTCACCGGACGTGTAAGCGGTCGCAACGTCCTGCCCCTTGAAGTCCACATTGCCGAGAACGTAGAGCTTTTCGCCCATGTCAGCGGCAGAGCCAGCGGTCAGCGTCGAGCCATCCGACGTAACCAAGATGCCTGGGAGATACGCGCCAGCAACCGGAAGATTGATCGTCTGCGGTTCTTTTGCGACCGGGCCGCGATAAATGCGGTTTGCCATTTACTTGCCCTCCATCCCTGCGTTCAGGTCAACGCCTTCGAACTCGTCGGCCTCGCCCTGTGCATCGAAATTCGCAGCATTCAGACCCGCCGCCTTGCCCGGTTCTGCCCGCTTCGCCAGCGCGCGCGCAGCATTCAGGGTCAGTTCCTTGGCCGAGTCCTCATCCAAAAGATTCGCCTTAACGATCTTGCTGACCAGATCGGCCAGTTCCGCATCGTCCTTGGCCTTCTGGTTGGCCTGCATTTCATTCAGGTTATCGGTCAGCGGCTTCACCGCTTCACCGATAGAATTGGCGACTGTCTCGCCAATCTTGTCGAAGCTATCCGCGAGGTTCTGCACCTTGTCGGAAAGCTCTTTAAACTGTTCATCAGTAACAGCCATTTCCACATCTCCTTCGTGATTTGTGGGGGTTTCCCGTCCCGGCGTCAAAGCCTCCAAAATGACGGTTTTCATACGCTCCCAAACGGAAGCGCGCTCGCGCCGCTCAAGCGCACTGAGCAGGTGCATCCCCGCCCAATCGAGTTCCTGATCGGCCATATCGACCGCCGAATTGATCACTTCGACCTGATCGCCGCTCGCATTCACCATCATGCCAACGCCCTGATCTGGCGTGGCCGCGCCTGCCTCGTTCAAGAGGATCGCGTCGTGGTCAAATTCCATTTCGCGCGCGATGTACTTGTGATCTGCGCCCTCGGCCGCATTTTCCAAGAAGCACATCAAGCCCGTGCTGGTGTGGATCGGTTCGCCCTTATCGATGGCGTTCAGCACCGCTTTCCCGCCCTCGGATCGGTTTGCGACCTCCACATCGATCACCTTGTCAATGAACACGCGGCCATTCTCGCGCCGCACGTTCTCGTTGTGCGCGCCAATCCAGCCGATGTTGATGCCTTCCGGCTCACTGGCCGAAACGAACTTGTTTTCGATCATCGGGTGGCCCAGAGGGGCAGGGGTATTATTCAAGCTGGCATAGCTCGCCTCTATCTCGTCGGCGGGGTAGAGGATCCCGTTCATGATCACATCATCCGGCAACGTGGCCGATGGGACGATGATCTTTTCGCGACCGTTGCGCTTTTCCTTGCGGATCTCAGCACTATTGGCCAGCGCGCGGATGTTAACCCGCACCTGCTTATCAGGCATGTTCTGTCCTTTCTGGGTTCTGCTACGGGCCAAGCGTCCCGGTCGGCTCGTCGATGTACTTTTCAGAGTCGCTCAAAGCCTCAAGATCCACCGTGTCGCGGATTTCCTCATGCGTGAACACAATCTCGCCGGAGTGTTCCATCGCCTTATTCACGCTTGCCATTTTGCCCGCGCGTTCGATCTTTTCGCCCATCGTGCTTTCCGTAAGATCGGTCCATTCAAGGTGCCAATCCTGCTCTTTCAGAATGCCGCAAGCCTGCAAGCGGTCGAGCAAAGTCATGATGTTCGGGATCGTATGATCCGAGCGCCGCGCCATACAGGTTTTCGCCCATTCCTTCGCGTCCTCGGTGCTGGCGCGCTCGCCCGTCTGCATCCCGACGAGGATCTTTGTCGGAATGTCGATTGATGCCGCGAAAGACTGCAACGCGATACCATAGAAATGTTCCGGCGATGGCAGAGTCACGCCGAGCGTTTTCGCCTCCATATTTTGAAGCATCAGGAGGTTGTCAAAGCCGCTGTTGAACGCCTTGACCTGCTCGTTCATTTCCTCGACCACCTTTTCGGGGTCAACGTCGAGCGCCGCCGCCATGTCTTTCAGCTTCGCGTCCTTATCGACTTGCAGGATCGGCGCCGATTTCGCGTTCTTGTAGAAGCCTTCGCCGCCCGCGCCCGCGATCTTTTCGAGCGTCAAGAGGTCGTTAAATCCCGCCTGCAAGATCGAATTGCTGTGAACCGTGCCATCATCGGACCAGATCACCACCCGCGACGGGTGAACCTCAAAGCTGCGGTTTTTGCCATCGCTCGACTGACCGCCGACCGCCGCCTCGTTGAACGTGAACATCGTCGGCTTGCCATAGGTCTCGGATGTTTCGTTCCTATCCCACGACGAGACATTCAACTGGCCGCGCCAAGCCGGGATAACCTCGACCAGCGCATCAAGCCCGCCCGTCACGCTGTCCAGCGGCTCTTTGAACGGCTTGCTGTCCGCAATGCGCAGAATGACACCAGAATAGCCGCCGACCAGCGAACGGCGCTCAGCAACGGCGAGGCTCTGCCAGACGCGCAGCTTTTCGAAGCGCTGCCGGATCTCGGCCTCGACCGAGTTCTCTTTGTGCTTTTCCGCACTCTCTTTCAGAAGCGGGCGCGACTCCCAAACCTTCTTGACCGTCTTGTTGATCGCAGCGCTTGCCAGCCCATTCCGGCGATACATTGCAAAGAACTGATCAAAGCCGACCTGCTCAGGAAAATTGAAATCCTTGTAGTGATTGTGTTTGCTCGCAGGGAAGTAGCCGGGAAACAGACTATCCAGCCGCCGTACTGAGTTCATCAATCGGACAATAGCGTTCATGTGCGTCTCTTTCTCAAGAACATCTGCGCGACCGGCGCGTTATCGACCACCGGCCAAAATGCCATCATGATCGCGTCTGCGATGTTGGGCGAAGCCGTGCCTTCCGGCGCTTTGTTCACCAGCGTTTTCATTGTCTGCGCGCTCTTACCCATCGTCGGTTGGCAAAGCTCTTTCTCAATCGTGCGCAGCTTCGGGATTCTGCTATCGATGCTGATCAGATCATCCGGCGCATGTTCGATCCCCTCGACCACGGCCTGATAAGTGCGGTGAAAGCGCCTCGCGAGCATCCACCAGCCTTGCGCCTTGATGTTCTGAAAGAAGTCCCTGTTTGACGGGCTATCCTCGTCGTCCTCAATCACCGGATCGTTAGGGTTCAGCGCCGCCGCCGATGCGCTCCAAGCAACGAAGGAGACACCGCGCGGCATGATCTTTTCGTCAATCAGCCGGTTCGCTTCGGCCTTCACACCAGCGCCGACGCCGATGCAGTCATATTGGATCTCGATTTCGTCCTTGCCCTCGGCGTTTTTCGCAGCCTTTCGCGCGGTCACGCCCGTGTCACGCTCTGACCACTCGTCAACAGCGAGCAAAACGACGCCCTTGCGCTCTGCCCATGCGTTGCGATCAAGACCATCGTCAGCAACGTCGAGGCCAGCCACGCGGCCCCCCTCCGGTTCGAAGCCAAGAACCTTATGCGCGTCAATCGCAGCCTTGACCCATTCCGGCTTGATGATCGCGCCTTGCAGCGCGGCCGCATAGTTGCGCTCGACCTCTTGCGCGAACACATGGCCCAATCCGTCCGCGATGGCCTTCGCCTTTCGCGTTTCGTACCATTCCTGATCTTTCTCAGGATGGTCGGCCCAATCCATGATGAAAAGGTTCGTTCGCCCCTCTATCGCAGCGCCGCCGTTCCACTCGACCCCCGCCTCGCGCTTGCGGTGGAACACATTGCCCAGTCCATTGACCGACGAAATGTCGATCTGCACCCGCGTATTGTCCGCAAGCGCCGCCTCAATCATTTCGGGCCGCTGATAATGCGCGCTCTCGTCCTTGAAGTAGATCAAGGTTCGCCCGCCCCGGCCCATATTGTCGCCCGCTTCGCCGACGATACTCGCGCCGTTCTGCGGGTTGATGATCCGCATAAACGGCATATCCCGCGCCGGTTCGAAACCCTGCGGCAAGAAGTCAGGCGGCAAATAGCGAATGATGAGCCGGATCTTTTCAAAGATCGACTTACTGTCGCCGAGCTTGTCCACGTATTCTTGCTTACGTGACCCCCAACCAACCGCGGCGCCGGGTTTGAACAGCCAGAGCCAAACCGAGAAAGCAGAACAGACCCACGTCGCGCCCATATCCCGGCATTTCTCAATCAGGCCGTTTTCCTCGCCCGCAAGCGCAGCAGTCAAGAACTCGATCAACTCGGCTTGCCGCTGAAACATCACCAGAGGCATTCGCGTGAGCTTGCCCTTGCCCGCGTTGCGCGGGTCGTAGGTGTCACACCAATGGTTGATAAACGCGACCGGATTGCGCGCGTAATACGCCTTGGCCCCAAGCATCATTTTCGGATCGCGGCGCAGCCTGATTAACTGCTGTTGCCGCCATGCGAAAACGTCCCTGTAATTCGGGGGCCAGTCAGCGCTCGTCGTCGTCGTCGGTGGCCGAAAGTGGATCATCTAACATCGCTTGATAAGACGCCGCTGCCTCGTCCTCGGTCATTTCGCGCGTGATTGTCTGAATCGGCGCGCCCTTCGGTCCTGATAGTTCCAGATTGTCACGCTGGCCGAGATACTGCTTCCCCATCCAGATCAACATACCCGTGTCTTGTTTCTTCACCGCCTTTTCAAACTGCGCCCTGCGGATCGATGCGCGCCCTTCGGCGCTGAACTCTTTAAAGAACTCCGCAAAACCTGCGAAACCTTCCTCCTTCAAACGGCGGTCAATCGTATCAACGGAACAGTCGAACGCGGCGGCGCAATCCTCTGCTGTGCAGAAGACACGGACCATGCCCTTTAGAACGTCAATGTCGATCTCCTTGCGGGGCCTTCCGCCGAGGTTTGGTTCTTCGGTCATAGCTTCACCCGATTGAACGCGCGCCTGATCAGGTATGACCGGGCGAGTGATGCAGCGGTAAATACGAGCGAGATGCCGAGAGCGTCAGGCGCATTCACCGGATACCCGAACAGAGGCAGGACAGTGGCTGTCAGCAGAACGGCGATGCCATAGCCGACCAGAATGTTGGTTGCTGCCTCGATTGCGCTTTGTCGCCTTGTCTGCATCACGCGGCCTCTTTCCGCTCGGCCTCAACGACCGAAAACATTTGCCCCGATGACTCATGCACGGCGTCCTTGCCGGTAAACTCCTGCCACCGCCGAACGATCACGTCGCAATAGATCGGGTCCAACTCCATCGCGTAGATGTGTCGGCTCTCCATTTCTCCTGCGATGATGGTGGTCCCCGATCCGCAGAACGGCTCGTATATGGCCTGCCCCCGGCTGCTGTTGTTCGCGATAGGGCGGCGCATGCACTCGACAGGCTTCTGGGTGCCGTGGCCCACGCCGCTGTCGTCCCGAGCCGGGATGCTCCACAGCGTCGATTGCTTCCGGTCGCCATTCCAGCTTCCGCCACCGCGCACGGCATACCAGCAAGGCTCGTGCTGCCAATGGTAATCCCCCCGCGAAAACACGAAGTGCTGCTTGGCCCAAATGATTTGAGCCCTTACCTTG